ATGAAAAAGTTTTATGACGTAGAAGAAAAAGTGCCTTTGTTGCAAGGAATTCCACTTAGTTTACAACATTTGTTTGCTATGTTTGGTTCTACAGTGTTAGTTCCTTTTTTACTTCATGTAAATCCAGCAACAGCTTTATTTATGAATGGTATAGGTACAATTTTGTATTTAATCATTTGTAAAGGGAAATTACCTGCTTATTTAGGTTCTAGTTTTGCATTTATTTCTCCAGTTTTAGCAGTACTTGCTACTAGTGGACTTAGTTATGGCGATGCTCAAGGTGGATTTATAGCATTTGGTTTATCTTTTATTATTTTATCTTTTGTTGTGGGTAAATTAGGTACAGCTTGGATTGATATTATTTTGCCACCAGCTGCAATGGGTGCGGTAGTAGCAGTAATTGGTCTTGAGCTTGCACCACTTGCTTTGGATATGTCTGGTTTTATCAGTGATACAATGCAATCTCAAGGCATTCCAAATGAGCTTGCAATGATTACTTCTGTATTTACATTAGCTGTGGCAATTTTGGCTTCTGTAATTGGTAGAGGATTTTTAAGTGTAATTCCTGTATTAATTGGTGTAATTGCAGGATATATTATGGCTTTTTGTTTAGGTATTGTAGATTGGTCTGGTGTAGAAGCTGCTAGTTGGGTACAAGTACCAACTTTCTATGAACCAACTTTTAATATTCACGCTATCATGATTATTATGCCTGCATTGTTTGTAGTTTTTGCTGAACATATTGGACATGTTGTTGTTACAAGTAGTATTGTTGATAGAGATTTAATTAAAAATCCAGGACTTAATCGTTCTTTATTTGCTGATGGTGTTTCTAATGTTTTATCTGGTTTTGTAGGCTCAACTCCTAATACTACTTATGGCGAAAATATGGGCGTTATGGCTATTACTCGTGTTTATAGTGTGTGGGTAATTGGTGGAGCTGCTGTTTTTGCTATTCTTTTCTCTTTTATTGGTAAAATTGCTGCGATTATTCATGCTATTCCAGTACCAGTAATGGGCGGTATTTCTGTATTGTTATTTGGTGTTATCGCTTGTTCTGGTATACGTATGCTTATAGAGAAAAAAGTTGATTATACTAGTACGAAAAATATGATACTTACTGCCGTAACTATGATAAGTGGTCTTAGTGGAGCTGCTGTAAATATTGGTCCTGTACAATTAAAAGGTATGGGCCTTGCTGTTGTCTGTGGCATGATTCTAAGTATCACATTTTATATACTATCTAAAATAGGATTAGATAATAAAGAATAAATTTAAAGAAGATGTACTTTTGATGATAAAACATTAAAAGTACATCTCTTTTTTATTTAAAAACAAAAACAATTTTTAAGGATAATTTAGATTTGCATTCTTTGGATTTATCTAATTTAGTTAGATAAATTTTATCAAGTATAGACCGCAAAATATTGCGTTTGTCATCAATTGATATCTTAGCAGATTTTTTGAAAATATTGTAAATATCTTCAGGAGTATGTTTTTCTTTTAAGTTGGATATATTAATTAATAATTCCTTTTTATTAGAGTTTAATTGTTCTATTTTTTGTTTATTATTTTCAAGCTTTTTTTGTGCAGTCTCTTTGTCGATCAATCCATCAGAAAACCATTCTAGAATATCATTTTGGCTATTTTTTAATTTAGTTAGTTTTTTATCAAGCATACATAGTTTTTCTTTATAATTTAGAAATGTATTTTCATGATTATTGATATCAGTCATATATTCTTTTATTAATTTGGGAGAAGAACATATTTTAGTTAATGCATTCCATACCAATTCATCAACTTCAGGTATGTGTAAAAATTTAGGTTTACATATTTTTTTATCTGTTATACGTTTATCATACAAAATAGAACATACATAATATTTTCTTCTAATGTTATGATGATTATAAATTTTATTACCACAAGAACCACAATAAGCTAATCCAGTTAATAAGTGAACTTCTTTTTCTTTACGAGTATTATATGTTCTATTTTTTATTATTTGTTTTTGAGCTTTTTCAAATATTTCATTAGAGATAATAGCAGGAATTTCAATATCTATCCATTGAGATTTATCTTTTTTCTTTATACTATAGCCACCGCATTTATTTATTACTTGTAAATATTGCCAGCCATGAAATATACCGGTATATTTTTCATTTTTGAGTATTGTTCGGACTGTAGAGCCAGACCATTTATATCTTTTACCTTGCCAAATTTTAGGTATATTATTGGCATTTAATTTATCGGTTATTTGCTCACTACTTATACCAGAGATATACCATTCGAAAATTTTGCGGATAATCTTAGCTTCATTTTCATTTATTACATACATCTGAGTATCTTTATCAAAATCATACCCATATAAATGGTTATTTCCTAATCTACCTGCCAGTAATTTTCCTTTTTTGCCACGAATGATACGTTCTAATATTTTTTCACGTTCATAGGCAGAAAAAGCTCCACGCATGGAATAAAAGAGCCTACCTTCTGGAGAGTTTTCAAAAGATACAGATACAAAAATTAGACCTTCACGACAGTATTTTTCTATTTCATCAGTTATTAGTAATTGATGGGCAAGATTGCGTGCTAATCTATCAGGGTCATAACAGATTATGATATCTAATTTATCTTTACGGATATCATCACGTAGTTTTGCCATTGCTGGTCGATCTAACTTTGCACCACTAAATCCTTCATCAGCATATTCCAGAATATCTATTGCTCCTAATTCATATGCTTTGTCTTTACAAGCCCTTATCTGTGTTTGGATAGAATATCCTTGTTCTGCTTGTTCAGAAGTTGATACACGGACATAAATACCTGCTGTTATAATTTTAGTCATTTAAAAGACCTCCATATTCAATATTAAATTGCAAAAAGAGGTCAATTACTATATAATAAGGTTGGTAGTAGGTATATAGTAAAAGACCTATTAAAATACGATATTGGTAGTATCGTATTACGAGCCGCTATAATGTTGGTAGCATTATGGCGGTTTTATTTTTTATTCCAAAAAACCTAATCATACATTTATATTCTAGGCATAATAATTCTCCTTTTATTATGCCTAGTTATTACTATGTATAAATAAAAAAGACCTTGTATCATAGATACAAGGTCTTTGTCGTAGTGCGAGTAAATCGCATAGTCTTAATTGTAGTGCGGGTAAACCGCATAGTTTTCTTGTATCTTTATTATAACATAATAAATGATTAAGTCAAGTGTTATTCTTTTGTATAAATTTGTTTTATTTTTGTATCAATTTTTGATAAAAATTCATCAGATAGACGAATACCGGCTAATGTGTCTTTGTCTGATATTGGATTGACAATTCTCATTTTACTAATAGTTGTTATTTGTTTAATTAAACCAATACTACCTTTTTTCATTTTTCCAAGCTGTTTAATATATTTGTTAATTACATCTAATTCTTTTTGTATTTTTTGTTGTTGTAGAGCTATTTCTTGTTTTTTTTCAAACGCTATTTTTGATTGATTGCTAAGTTCGGATATTTGTGAGTCGAAATCTTTTTCTATTAAATCTTTTTTGGTATTAAATTCATCAATGGGTGAGCTTGTCAATTCTTTAATTTTTATAGGTATTTCTGCTTTTAAAGCAGTTACTTTTTCTGTTAATTCATTTATAAGAAGTTGATAGGAGCGTTTTAATTGATCAAGCTCTTCAAAAGTAGCCTTATTTTCTATAAATTTGTTATTTATTTTTTGCGAGAACTGATGAACAATTTCTCCATTTAAATCAATTTCATATTCTTGTTCTTCGCGTGAATTTTTTCTTGATTTTAATGGCATTATAGTTATCGTCTCAGATTTTCTGGGATTATCTTCTAATACAACAGCAAAATGTAAACCGCCTTGTTCTGAACCGACATTGAAACCTAGGTTAACACTAATAATATCACCTCGTCGATATTTTTTTAGATAACTTGGATTGAACTGCTTTTCTCTAATTAGCATTTTTTTATAATCTTTTAACCAGTAACATAAAAGAGCTGCTTTATGCTGGTCGGTATCAGCCATATCAATAAGGTACTTTTCATATTCGGACATTAAGTTATGAATTGTTTCTTTTAACGTAGTATTATTTTCAGATTTTTTTAAATCCACAATATCACTCCTTTATTTTAGTTAAGGGTTTCCAAAATGGAAACCCTTTTATAGATATATTGTATTATTAGTTGCTATAATGTTGGTAATATTATAGCGGTTTTTTATTTAGTATCGATAATAGATGACATGAATTTTTTTGTTTTTTTATCTTCAGTGATAATATCAGGATTGATGTATTTTTTTAGTCTTGGATAAATTATTTTAAAATCACTTATATCAGTTCTAACTTCTTCATTTTTGAATTTAAAATACAAGGTATTCATAATAAAACCCATATCAGTTTTTAAGGAAAGAAGTTGTGTATATTCCCATTCTTTATATAAACTTTTAGAAGGAACAACCATATACATTCTTTTATCGGTGAATGCCCAAAAACATTTATCTTTCTTATAAAGACCTGTTGATATGCCGGCGATATGCTCACCTTCGTTATGATGCGATAGTATTGTAGGTAAGTTATCTCTACCTACATTTTGCACAAATGGTAAAATTTCATCGGCGAGTTGTTTGGCAGCTTTTAATGTTTCGGGAGATGCTTGTATTTCATTGATAGTATTAGTTTGTTTTTTAATAGATTTTTCGTTTAAATCACTATTGTTTATTGCATCGTTAAAGGCTTTTTTTAATAAGCGACTGTTTTCTTCAACTCTTTTTTCTATAACAAAATTATAAAAAGAAACTATTTCGGCAGAATTGCCATTTAAATCGCAAGACCAATAATCAACAGCATTTGCTAAATCTTCATACGATTGATGCTCCATATTGTTGGGGAATAGTGAACGAATATCTATATATTGGCATGAAGGGGCTTCAATGTTATATTTCTTTAATGATTCATTTAATCTCTTAGCTGTTTTATAGATATCGTATACTATAACAATATGTTCATTTATGTATTTAGAAATTTCTTGCCAAACTATTTCTAAAGTAGGTGCATTTTTCACAGATTCTAGAGTTATTCCATGATAATTGCTAAATGAAAAATTTTTTGTTGGTGGTTTTAATAAAAATGTTTTTTGATAGATATTTTTACCATTTTCTACACTTAATAATGCTATTTGACAAATACTGGTTGAATTTTTATTAGCTAATTGAAAAGATAGAGCAGTGTAATTTAAATTATCAATATTAAAATTCATGAGGAACACTCCTTATTTTAAATATTAATTTGTAATCTATAAGTTTTTAAGATGTATAAATTTTTTTGAATACTTTGTGTTTATAGTGAATAGTTTGATTAAAAAGGTATTTCATCTTCTGGTGGTACTTCTGAATCAAAACTAAAAGTAGGTGTTTCTTCTTGTTTTTTATTCCATGCTTTTAAAAGTCCCTTTTCATAAAAAAGTGTTTCTGAACCACAATATGGACAAAATCTAGCGTTTGCTGGAAGTGATTTACCACATTGAGTTTTTTCGTTTTTATTAAGACATTTATTTATAACAGGACTACCACAAATATGACAAAAAGCATATTTATCATTATTAAAATCAATATCTTCGTTATCACAAGTTAAACATCTTAATACTTGTTTATTTTTGCTAATATCATAATCTTTATATTTCATTGTATTTACATCCTCTTTATATTTAAATTCAAATTCATTACCACAAAATTTACAATACTTCTCTTGTTTGTTAGAACTTAAAAAAAAGTGATTACAACTACTACAATATTTTGAATGTATAAATTTTGAAAATTGTACATATAGACAAGTATCTTTACTGTAATCATGTGTTTTTGACCATTCTAACATACGATTAAGTATATTTTGAGCAGCTTCATGTGAAATTCCAAAAATAGAGTCAATAGATAGTTTATCTCCTAAGCAGTTATATATGTAATAAACTAAACTCATAGGTGCTAAAAGTTCTCTAGCAAATGTATTTGCTTCTAATTCATAAGCACTATATTCTTTTTCAGAAAGCTTATTTCGTGTTATTATAGCACGATTGTTGTTTATATGTCCTAAAATTAAATGACCAAATTCATGAGCTATTGTCCAACGAATACGTCCAGCATTATTTAGAAAATCATTATAAATAATAATAGCTTTTTCTTCTTCTTTTGAATAAAAACAACAACCGTCTTCACTATTAATAAATTCTATCATACCACTATAACTAAGATTATATTTTTTCATATACCATGAAAATGATTTTATACGTAATCTTGTATTATGTGTCTTATTATATACTTTTCTAAAAAAATCTAAATCTAGTGGAAATCCTTTAACTTTACTATCTTTTAAAAATTTCCTAGCAAGTATTTCAGCTTTCTTATAGTTAGGTTTAATCATCATCATCTTCTTCAAAAGCTTCCTGAAAAGATATTTTAAGCACTTCTAACATACGATTACGTTTTTCTTCATCAACATTAGTCATAGCTCTTTGAATTGCTCTAATTTGAGGGAAATCTTTATTATTTTTTTCTGTTAATTCTGGTAATTCATTATTAGTGTCTTTGAAAAAATATGTTTTATCTACTTGAAAATACTGTGCTAGTTTTTCTATAATGGTCATTCTTGGCATAGATTTTTGTAAAAGCCATTTGCCTACACTAGATTCACTAACACCAAGAATCTTTGATAATTCTACTTGTGAGAGATTTTTTTTTTCTAATAATGTTTTTAAATTTTTGCTGAAAACCATTTTACTATCAGACATTTCTATCACTTCCTTTTATTTATATTTTAGAATAAAATTCTATATTTAGCAACTAAAACTCTAATACACTAGATTTTTTTTCTATAAAGGCTTGACACTAGAATTTAATTCTAGTAAAATAGATTGCAAGAGGTGAGAAGTAATGAGCTTCCAAATAACATTGAAAGCAGCTCGAGTTAATGCAGGTTTTAGAATAATAGATGCTGCAAAGCTCATTGGTATAGGAAAAGATACACTTATAAAATGGGAGAAAAATTCTGGATTAGTTAATCCAATAATGCAACAAAAAATATCTTCTATTTATAAAATACCAAGAGAGTATATTTTTTTTGGCAAAATACTAGAATTTAATTCTAGTAAAAACAAAAAGGAGCATAAGCATGAACGAATTGAAAATTTTTAATAATGAAAGATTTGGGGAAGTCAGAACATCAATTATAAATGGTGAACCTTATTTTATGTTAGCTGATGTATGTAGAGTTTTAGAAATAGGCAATCCAACCATGACAAAACAGAGATTAAATAAAAATGGGGTCAATAGTATTGAGGTCATCGATAATTTAGGAAGACCACAGCAAGCAACATTCATCAATGAAAGTAATCTTTATAAGTTAGCATTTACTAGCAGAAAAAAAGAAGCCGAAGAATTTACGGAATGGGTAACTAGTGAAGTATTACCTTCAATCAGAAAGCATGGAATGTATATGACTAGTTCTGTTGCACAGCAGGCTATTAATAATCCAACAGAGTTTTTAGCAAAAGCTGTATTAGTAGCTAACCAAGAATTAGATAAATTAAAAATGGAAAATGCGGTCATGAAGCCTAAAGCTGATTACTTTGATGAATTAGTTGATAGAAATACATTAACTAATTTTAGAGATACAGCAAAAATGTTACACATTGGTCAAAAGTATTTTATAAATTGGCTTTTAGAAAGAAAGTTTGTTTATCGAAATATTAAAGGTAAATTACAGCCATATTCTCAGTTTATAGCAAATGATAGCAATGGTAAGGGTTATTTTGAAGTCAAAGAACAAAAAGCTAAAGATGATAGCTGGAGTGGTATTCAAACACTTATCACACCACGAGGACGTGAAGCATTTAGATTGTTGTTATCGCAACAATTAATAGCAGGATAAAAATAAGCTAAGGGGTTGAAAAAAATCCCTTAGCTTGCAAGTAAATAAATATAAAAGTTGAAGTAAATGAAGTTTTTAGAAAAAAACGAGCTTTGTCTTATGACAAATTCATTATAGCATAAGCTGAAAAAACTATGGTTAAGCTCAAAAGTATAGTGATAATTATAAGATAATTGTGTTAAAAATTTTATAAAAAGAAGGGAAAATTTTATGAATAAAGAGTTATTAAAAAAAGAAAAATCTAAATTTAAACGACAATTTGAAGAACAGCAGGATAAAAATGATGAAATAGTGACTGTGTCTTATAAGATAAAAAGAGCTTGTTTAAATTGTCGTCATGAATACATTCATTGTCAGGATTGCAAATATAATACTACTCCAATAACTAAATATATTAATGGTATTCCGATAGAGCAATTTAATAAATTATTTCCTTGACAGTAAAATATCCACTAAATATACATTCTACAGCAATATTTTCTTTAAGATTAGTGTCTGAACCATTCCAATAATTGAACGCATATTGTCGATAATTATTAAAAGTAAAATTAGGAGAAGTTTTTAAATATTTTTCGTTTCCATAAAAAATATTTCCAGAACAAACTAATTCTAACACTTGATATGGAATATTTAATTTATTTACTTGTAATGCTTCTTTCCAAAAAGATAATGAATTTTCATTATGTGGAATAAGCCATATAGATTTTTGTCTTGAAGGAAGTTGTGGGAAATATTGTTGTCTGACTTCTTCAAATAAATTTTCTCGAATATATAACATACATTCATCTAATGGGTTGGGAAATTTAGATAAATCTATATTATCATAAATCGAAATAAAAGGGTTTTTTTCTTTGCCCGCTGTATAAGTTAATCCTTTTTGTAAAGAAGGAGTAATATTAGGTTTTATTTTTTGAATGTGATAAAAAATTTGATTTGTAACTTGTTCCATTATAGTCATCTCCTTATAAGATGATTATAACATAAAAGTATTTAATATAATGTCTAGCTATTATTGATTATTTTCTTTATTGTCATGAACGCTTGGCGGTGGGTTATTGATGAAACCGCTGTATCAAAATTTATAGCTTATGTATGGGTAGCAACCATAAAAAGGTCAATTACTATATAAGGGGTCATTTAAATGAAAAATATTATTGAAAATTCTGTTTATATTGGTGAGATAAAGACAGAATCAGGGGAGGCAAAAATATATTTAAGTAATTTTAAGCAAGAACATAAAGAATGTTTTTGTAAAGCATATGCTAGTGCTATTTTAAAAGCAAGTTTAAAAGAAAAAGTAAGAAAAATCTCGGAGGTTAGTTAATATGCAAACAATTTATGAAACAAATACAAAACAAGGTATTAGTATAAAAATTCCTAGTGGTATCCATAAACCTAGTGAAATAAATCCAATGCTAGAAAATTGTATTAGCTTTTTTAAGCTAAAAAAAATAGTTGACCAGCACAAGACTAGTCAACAAAACTAAAAAATCGCAACTAAATTATAACACTAAAACAAGAAATAAGCCATCTAAATAGATGGCTTATTAAAATAACGAGGTAAAAATTATGGCTATAAATAAAAGATATTATTGGCTTAAACTAAGAGAAGATTTTTTTCAAGATGAAGCAATATCATGGCTTGAAGAACAAGAAAATGGGAAATTATATAGTTTATTTTATTTAAAACTGTGTTTGAAGTCTATAAATAATAACGGCGTATTAGTTAGACAAGTTGGTGATATGCTTATTCCATATGATGCTAAAAAATTAGGAGAGATAACTAATACACCAAAGGATACAGTTATCGTAGCATTAGAACTTTTAAAAAGAATTGGACTTGTGAAGATTTTAGATAATGGAGAATTATATTTAAATCAAGTACAGTACATGATTGGTTCAGAAACGGAAAGTACACGTCGTAGTAGAAAATCTAGGGAAAAGAAAAAACAACAAATCTCTAATAATTTAGATAAAAATATACCATTGTTGCAATGCAACAAAATTAGCAACAAAAATGCAACAGCAGATATAGATAAAGATATAGATATAGAGATAGATAAAGAGAAAGATAGTAGAAGAATAATATCTACTACTACTGATCTTCAAAAAAAAGAAGTAATAGATATTTATATGAATAATATAAATTATTCTATTAACTCTATTGAATACGAAAGATTAATAGATGATATAGATGAATATGGTGTTAAATGGGTAAAAGAAGCTATTACAAGAGCTGTAATGCAAGGGAAAAGAAAATTAGGCTATATAGAAGCTATTTTGAATAATTGGAAAGTTAATGGTTATGACGAATATAAAACTAAAAATAAAGTAAATACTGCTAGTTCTAGTAAATTATCAGATGCTGAACAATTAGCTTTGAATAGAGCACCAAAGAGTTTGCTTGATGAATTTTTGGAGCAGGAGGGAATAAAGAAAAATGGATAAGGTAGTAATCCCTCATAATGTAGAAGCAGAAAAAGCATTATTAGGAGCAATTTTAATTGCTAAGGATAAATCAATAGTGATTGATGAAGTCAATCAGATTATAAAATCTACAGATTTTTATAGAAAAGCAAATCAAGTTATTTATCTTACGATATTAGATTTATTTAATACGAGGAAGGATATAGATAGTATAACGTTAACGGAAAAATTAACAAATACAAATCAACTTGAGTCTGTTGGTGGCATAGCTTATATAACAGATTTATCAAATTGTGTTCCTTCTGCCGTCAATATAAAGTCTTATGCCAATATTGTGAGAGAAAATGCTATAAAGCGTGAATTGATTAATGCAGGACAGAAAATTATTCAGCAGGCACGAGAGGCTGATGGCGATGTTGATATAAATTTGGTGCTTAATAATGCGGAAAAAGATATTTTAGAAATCGCTAAAACGGCAAATAATACAGATAGAATTGTTGAACCAGCAGAGTATATCATGAATGCTTTTACTGAAATTGAGAAAAGATATAACAGTAGTCAAGATGGCAAATTATTTGGTCTGGATACTGGATTTAGTGAACTTAACAGAATGACTGGCGGTTTGCAAAAATCTGATTTAATCATTTTGGGAGCAAGACCAAGTATGGGAAAAACAGCTTTTGCACTTAATATTCTAGCTAATTTAGCAAGAAAGAATGTACCTGTAGCAATATTTTCGCTTGAGATGTCATCGGAACAGCTTACCAATAGATTATTTAGTCTATATGGTTTAATCGATTCAAATAGCATAAGACTAGGGAAGTTAGATGGTAATGAATTGGAACGTTTAACATTAACATCAACAATATTATCAGGAAAGCCGTTATATATTGATGATACAGCAGGTTTGAATATGTCAAAGCTTAGGACTAAAGCAAGAAAATTAAAACGTGAGAAAGATATAAAACTATTAGTCATAGATTATCTTCAGCTTATGCAAGGTTCATCAAGAAAAATAGATAGGCAACAAGAAATAAGTGAAATATCAAGAAGTTTAAAATTACTAGCACGTGAATTAGATATAACGATAATTGCTCTTTCTCAATTAAGTCGAGCAGTAGAATCAAGACAAGATAAACGACCAATGCTTTCAGATATTCGTGAGAGTGGAGCGATAGAACAAGATGCGGATATAGTAATGTTTCTATATCGTGATGAATACTATAACGCTAATACAAATGATAAAGGGCTTACAGAATTAATAATAGCTAAACATAGGAATGGAGCTATAGGAACAGTAAATCTTAAGTTTAGCAAGCAATTTTGTTTATTTGAAAATTTGATTTGAGGGAAGATAGATGAAAAATATAAAAACGATAAATATACCATTGGATTCAGAATTTAGTGCGGATATTAAACGACTTAAACAACGTAAAAGAAAAGATAATATTTGCAAATATTGTTTAGAAGCTGTGGCGGTGATCGGAGTTATCAGTATTGGATTTATGATGGTAGGATAAAAAAACATTGAGTATATAAACTCAGTGTGTGGAGGATTATATAGATGAGACAAATAAGAAGATTAATTGAATTAATAAAAAGGATATTTAGAAGAAAAAAAGAAGATGAAGAACCAATAATTTTAGATTTTAAATTACCAAAAAAATTAGATGAAATAACCAGTGATGAAATTATTGGACCAAAAGATGGATATAAGCCATTAAATTATCCATTGGAATGTAGTGTAAATATCAAAATTAATAAGAAAAATAAAGAACGTATTTTAAATAATAGATGTTGCCCATTAAATCGTTGGGTTAACATCAGAAAAGCTGGAGGACTTAAACATGGTCGTAGTAAGTAAAAAGAATTTAGATAGATTACAAGATTATGGCTTCAAGAAAGTAATATGTGAAGATGGCATATTCTGGAAGAAAAGATTATATAAGAAAAATATATTAACTGGAGGTATCTTGATAGATATAAGCCAAGATAAGGAATTTTATAATGTAAAAATCTTTCTTGATAGAGTTATTAAGCTACCTAGTGTTATTTACTATTTAATCAAGGATGGAATAATAGAGTGTATTTAGTATTAGAAACTGATAGTGGAATTATAACTAAGGCGGAAGCAAGTGAGTTTTGCCTTAGAAAATTAATTCAGATGCTAAGAAAACATAAAGAGTATATAAAAGGCGATTTGTATTTAACAGATATGAATTATTATTGGGAGAAAGTTGAATTATAAGGAGTAATAAATGAATAAGGTAATATTAGCAGGGCGATTAACAAAGGATCCAGAGGTAAGATATACGCAAACTGGAGTAGCAGTAGCAAGTTTCACTTTGGCGGTAAATAGAAGATTTAGTAAAGAAAAAGTAGCGGATTTCATTCCAATTGTTGTATGGGATAAGATAGCGGAAATTGTAGGTAATAATTTAGTGAAAGGCAGTCAAGTCTTGATTGAAGGTCGTATTCAGATTCGTAGTTATGATGCACAAGATGGAAGTAAACGTTATGTAACAGAAGTCATAGCTCATGATGTAGAGTTTATGGGAAGTAAACCGAAACTCGATGGCGGTGCTGTACCAGAATCAGCAAAATCTTTTGGTCAAGAAGTGCCACCTGATGAAGAGATACCCTTTTAAGAGAAAAATAAACTATCTTAAAGCCAAGAAATTGAATAAAAATTCTTGGCTAGATAGTTTTAAACGAGGTATAGCGTATAAATTATCTAAAAAGGGTTATAAAATTATAAATTTTGATATAAAAAAGGTGATTGTATGAGAAACGTAATTTTATTTTTGATGATACAGTTATTATTAAAGTTAGAGCGACCATTTTATAAATTTGGTAAGTTATATGAAAAAACAAAGCATATAAAAAAATCCCATTCTTAAAAAGGTAATATATAAAATTTTTGAATGGAATTTAAAAATAATGAGTGTTTTTAATTTAAAGATTAAAAAATTAAAACATAGCATTAATTTCTAAGATAATATAGGTTATTCTTTGAGGTCGGCAAATAATAACTATCTTGACAAAGTTTGTTGCTACAATTATACTAAGTTTGTAGCAACAAAGAAAGGAGAGAAAGTTTTGGCTGCTATGAAGAAAGGTACAAAACTTACAGATAACCCAAAAGATTATATGTTAAGAGTAAGACTGGACAATGATACTCTTAATAGATTAGATGAATTATGTGAGAAACATAATACTAATCGTTCAGTTATAGTTAGAATGGGTATAGATAAGTTGTATCAAGACAAATAAAAAAGCAACCTGCTTACCGACCAAAGCATTCAGGTTGCTTAATACACAATCCCACAAGGACTGATAAATCTATTATATCATTCTTTGTGAGTACAGAAAAGGAGAATATATAATGGAAAATCTTATACAAATAGTAAATAATCAAGCTGTAGTATCCAGTAGAAAAGTTGCTGATAGCTTTAGAAAAGAACATTCAAAAGTACTTCGTTCAATAAAAAATGTTATAGAATTGACTCAAGCCAAAAATGGCTTTAGTGAGTTAACTCGAAATGATGAAATAAAAAAATGGTTTTATGAAACAACATATATTGATAATAGTGGAAAATCAAATATTGAATATCTTATGAATAAAAATGGATTTTCTCTTATTGTTATGGGTTTTACTGGCAAAAAAGCAATGCAATGGAAAATTGAATATATAACAGCTTTTGAACAAATGGAACAATATTTAAAACAATTACAAGTATCAAGTGTTGATAAAAAAATTCTTGATTGTAAATATGATGAAGTTCAAATGGAAAAATCAAAATTGTGGTTGGAATTAGCTGATAAAGTAGACATAAAAGAATATAAACAAATGGCAAAAAGTTATGCTTTTAATACTTTAGCAGGAAGTAATGTGTTACCATTGCCTGAAGTAAAAGAGTTGACTTATTCGGCAACAGAAGTAGGCAAAATCTTTGGAGTTTCTAAAAATAAAATCGGTAGTTTAGCAAATAAACATAATTTGAAAACAGATGAGTACGGAAAGTATTTCTATGATAAATCAAGATATTCTAATAAAGAAGTGCAGACATTTAGGTATAATAGAAAGGCTATCGAAGTATTTAGAAGTTTATTAGGTGGTGCTAAAGAATGAAAAGTTTTGATGAACTTGAATTTAAATATAAAGATGCTATAGAACAATATGATTTAAATAGTGCATGGGCTAGTGATATAAGAGAAACAATTTTGAGTTTAAAAGATCCTAAAGAAATTGTTTTAAGTTGTTTACTTGATGGATTAGAAGAGTGTTTTGAGAAGAAAATAAAGGCTGAAAGTTATTTGTTGAAAAATGGTTTTAATGAGAATGAAATAATATTATTGTGTTGTCAATATAGCGAATACTGTAATAAATGATTTTAAGAAAATGAAAAAGGATAGCTCGAAATGGGCTATCCTTGTCATATTTGGAGGATTTCATGGGAAAAGATAAAGAAAACTTAGAAATAGCAAAAAGATATTTAGATAGTGTTCGAGAAGCAAAGCTTAATGCTATAGCAATAGCATGTAGAGTAAAAGAATTAAAAACAACATCAAAGAAATTGATTGCAGTATATCAGATGGAATCTGTTGGCGGAAGTAATAAAAAAATGGACATATCAGATTATGTTGCTAAGATTGATGAAGAAGTTGCTAAACAATTAAAAGCAATGCAGATATACGCTAAAAAAGAACAAGAGGTAAAAGAATGTATAGATAATTTAGGAGTTGAGGACAAGGTCAAAAGAGTTTTATCTATGAGATATTTATCTTTTCTCAAATGGGCTGATATCGCAGAAATATGTAAATATTCATTAGCTCATGTGTATAGATTACATTTAAAAGGATTAGAAAGTATATTAATAAAAAAAAGACCTAACTAGGTCTTTTTTTTATTAATATGTGTAATTCCTTCTAAAAATTGTTTGTTAAGTTCAATTGATTTGCGGATAAAGATTTTTTCATGTGCTGTTATTTTTAAACGTTTTCCATTGTATGTTAAATTTGGTAGATCTAATAATGAAAGAAAATTATCTAAATAATTTTTTAAATCAATTTCTGAAGATTGATTAGTAGAGTTAGGATTATCTTTTTTTAGTATATTGATATCAATATCAAAAATTTTTGATATTAATATTAATGTTTCAATATTAGGTTGACGTTTCCCATTTTCATACATACTGATAGTGCTACGTTTTAATTCTAGTTTTTCAGCTAATTCACTTTGTGATAACTTTCGTTCAATACGTAATTGCCGAAGAAATTTATACATTTCCATAAAAAAGCTCCTTTCTATATTTATTTTAGCATAATTTTATATTTTTTTAAATAATTATTGACACGTTTTGTGTCTTAATGATATAATTATGACACAAAATATTATTAAAGAGGAGGTAAGTCTATGACTTACGATGAATATATGTCTATTGTAATAAATTCAAAAGCTACTGATTGGTTATTGTTTGATGAATGGGGAAAAATAACTTTTAAAAAAGATTTAGCTTTTTCAATTGAAGAAGTTGAAGAAGATTTTAGTGAAAGAAAATTTGAGGAAGACTGGGTTAAAAAATTCCCTAATAAAGATGCATATCGCAAACGTCTTTTATTAAAATACAATGGTAACATTGTTGAAGAAATTTTTTTGGTAGGTGTAGATGGCAATCATTCATTAATACCTCTTCCTAAATTAAATGAAATGACTATCAATAGCACACAATATCATATTGGTAAAATTATTAATGGAATTTATGGCAAAGAATATGAAGATTATTTAAGACGTTGTAATATACGCTTAAAATGATAGTAAATGTTATTTTATGTGATTAATGAAATGTGATATAGTTATAATCAACAAAAACTAAATAACATGGGAAACATAAAAGAGACAGTCAACAAATGACTGTCTTTTTTTGTACATAAAATCAATAATAGATATAGTCGATAGATTATATCTATTTTTTTATTGGCGGTGAATAAATGTTACAGAAAAAGCATAGAGTAAAACTAACGGGTAAGAAGCTAAGAAAATTAAACCAGCAGATATTCGAACGAGATAATTATAGATGTATTGTATGTGGTGCATATGTATCTACAGAACATAAATTTCACCATGAACCATGCGGAATTGAGAAAACCGATGAAATGAGTGGCGGTGTTGTATTGTGTGATAGTTGTCATCGATTGCGACACGATAGTGGCAGACTTAAAGAAATAAAAGCAAGATGTGAAGAATATTTAAGGAGTTTATATGGATAATGAATTTAAAATATCTAATAATCCAACAGGGCAAGAGTTAATAGATGATATTGCATTGATTACAAATACGATAGCAACGTTATCTGAATATGTGGCTAAAACTAAAAACATACTGGCACAAGCAGATGATGCATATAAGCAGATATGGGATGAAAAGTATCTTATGTATTCTGAACAATATCCTAAGTCTAATCAAATAAAAATAAAAGCACTGGTTAATACCGATGATGATGTAGTACGAGCAAAAGCAGTCTTATTAGATGCTAAAGAAAAATCTGTCTTAGCGGATAGTAAATATAAAAGTTGGGATAATCGCTTTATAGCAGTACGAAAAATTGCAAGTATCAAAACAACAGAAATGCAAACAATAGAAAGGTGAGAATAATGTATATAGATAGATGTGAGTTTCCTATACAAGAACGTATAGAAGTAACAACTAAAAATAATCGAGTGTATGTTTTTGAAGGTGAGGGTATAGTATATTTTGGCAAGAAATATATGGATATTTTTTTAGATGGTGCATTTGTGGCTAGATTTGATACTGATGTTTTTGCATCGTTTGAAATTGATTTACCGTTTGATATTGGTTAAAAATGGCTAAAGAATTTGCACGTAAGTTCTATAATAGTACAAGATGGCGGAAATGTGCTAAAGCCTTTGCACAATCTAAATTGTATATTTGTGAGATGTGTCATAACAAGACTGTCGCTCGCAAGGGTACAGACGGACAACGCTTTATTGTACATCATAAAGTTTCGCTTACTCCACAGAATATAAATAACTTTGATATTGCTTATGGTTGGGATAACCTAATGCTATTTATTATGTCTTGAGTGTCATAACAAGATACATAGCAAAGATAACAATACAAGAACAATGCACTTTGATGAGGACGGCAACCTTGTTGCTGTTGATGAACCTGTCAGAGTTGATGAGTAAGTAAGGTTAGACCGTTTTGCTTTGCTTGCTACGTATCAACACCCCCGTATTTAATAAATTGTCTGACAATTCACTAGACCGGAGGGTCCACACACGTGTAAAATACACGCCACCGCCGAGAGGGGTGTGGTATATTTTTCAGAAATTTTTACTGGAAAGGAGATGATTTTGTGCCGCGATATAGCGAAAAAACATTAAGAAAGAAAAGATTAGAACAATATAGGGAAGCATTTAAAAATATAGACGACGATAAAATGGCAGTAGTACAAAGAATGATTGATTTTGCGGTTGACTTGGAATTTCGCCTTGCGGATTTGCAGAAAGAGCTTGACGAAGTAGGGTTTGTTGAAGAATATTGCAACGGGCAGAACCAATTCGGCACAAAGGAGTCTACTGCCAGCAAAGCATATTCCACCACCTTAAAGAACTATAACTCTTTAATCCGAACGCTGCTGTCCTGTATGCCGCAAAAATCTTCTGATGATGTCGATGATGGTTTTGAAGCCTTTGTCGGTACGTTGAAAAAGTAGTGATTGTATGAATTACATTGAAATCTACTACGGAAAGATAAAAAGCGGCGATGCAATCGTTTCGGAAAAGGTTAAAAAACTGTTTGAGCACCTGCATGACAAGCTCCATGATAGCGGCAGTCGGTATATTTTTGATGAGAAAAAAGCCAATCACGCTATAGATTTTATTGAGCGTTATTGTAAGCACTCGAAAGGCAAATGGGCAGGTAAGCCGGTTGTTTTGGAAGTGTGGCAGAAAGCAATACTTTCAGCATTGTTCGGCTTTATCGACAAAAATACGGGACTACGGCAGTATCGGGAGCTTATTTTAATTGTGGCACGTAAAAACGGAAAATCGACTTTATCGAGCGGCATTGGGCTTTATTTATTAATGGCGGACGGCGAGCCGGGTAGTGAAGTCTACAGCGTGGCAACGCAGAGAGAGCAGGCGAAAATTATCTGGAATGAAGCAGTCCGTATGGTAAAGAAATCGCCGTCGCTCAATAAAAGGTGCGACTGTCTTGTTTCGAGGATAAAGTGCCGTTTCAATGACGGCGTATTCGTGCCACTGGCTTCCGACAGCAACACGCTGGACGGATTGAACGTTCATGGAGCATTAATTGACGAATTGCACGCTATCAAAGATAAAAACCTTTACGATGTAGTAATCGATGGCATGACAGCACGTGAACAGCCATTATCCATTATCACATCGACGGCGGGTACAATCCGCGAGGGTATTTTCGATTTGAAATATGAGGAAGCGGCGAATATCATAGCCGGGTACGGCGATGAAAACGGATATAAAGATGAAACCATTCTACCGGTAATATATGAACTAGACAAGCGCAATGAATGGACAAAGCCAACCTGCTGGGCGAAAGCCAATCCGGCACTAGGCACGATTAAGAGCCGCGAACAGCTAGAAGATAAAGTGAACCGTGCCAAAGCCAATCCGCATTATGTTAAAAACCTACTGTGCAAGGATTTTAATGTTCGGGAAACGGCGACGGAAGCATTTTTGACTTTCGAGCAACTAAATAATGAAGCGACTTTCGATATCGGAGTTTTAAAACCGCGCTACGGCATCGGCGGTATAGACTTATCTGCTACAACTGATTTAACTTGTGCTACTATGCTGTTTAAAACTCCTGAAGATGAAAAACGTTTTTATGTAGAGCAGATGTATTGGATACCAGAAGAATTACTTGAAAAACGAGTACATGAGGATAAAGTGCCTTATGATATTTGGCTAAAGCGAGGATTTATTAGGTTAAGTCCTGGCAATAGTATAGATTATCGCTTGATTGTTGAATGGTTTGAAGAAATGCAAAATGAAAAAGATATATACCTGTTTAAATGTGGCTATGATAGTTGGTCTGCAAAATACTTTGTTCAGGATATGATAAATACTTTTGGCGAGCCAACTATGGAGCCAGTAATACAGGGTAAGAAAACTTTATCTGGTCCGATGAAAGCTTTGGGGGCAGATTTAGAAGCTAAACTTATAAACTATAACAATAATCCTGTACTTAAATGGTGCATGGCAAATGTTAGTGTGGATATGGATAAAAATGGAAATATCCAGCCATGTAAATTACAAAATCCACGACAGAGAATTGACGGCTTTGCAAGCCTTCTAGATGCGTATGTAGTTTATGAGAGAAATAAAGATGACTATATGAATATTATTTAAAGGTGGTGAGAATTTGCAATTTAGAAGTTTGTTTGGCAAAATATTTGGCAAAGCAAGAGAATATAAAGATGTTACTGCTTTAAAATTATTAAATGGCTATACCAATATGTATACACCTTTTTCTGGTAATGCTTATGATGATGCTACAGTGCGAGATTGTATAGATACTATTGCAAGACATTTTGGCAAAATGCGACCAAAACATGTAATTAAGGATAATGGAAAAATAAAAAATGTTCCTAGTAATAGATTGAATTATTTATTAAGTTCATATCCTAATCCAATGATGACAGCTAGTGAATTTTTAGAAAAGTTTATAGCACAGTATTTTACTTATAACAATGCTTTTATCTATGTACAGTGGGACGAATTTACAGGCGGTATAAAAGCTTTGTATCCTTTAGATTTTCCACTTTTAGAGATATTAGAAGATAAAACATATAATCTTTATGCTAGATTTACTTTTGGTGCTGGTGAAAGAATTACTATTCCTTATGAAAATCTTATTCATATTCGTAGGCATTTTAACCGTGATGAATTATTTGGTGATGATAATTCTAAGATAATGATTGAGGATTTATCCACATTGAAAGCGGCGAAGGCATCTATTGTCAATGCTGTGAAAAACTTTACGGCGTTGAGGGGATATATACAATGGCAGGCAAAAGCTCGACCAGAGGATATTAAAAATGCGCATGATGAATTTGTAGATATGTATGCAACGAATAATCCTTCTGGCATTGCCAGCTTGGATAATAGAGCAGAATTTCATCAACTTACGAGTAATGTAACCACTTTTAACAGTCAACAGATGAGTTATGTTAGAGATAATATTTATAAGCATTTCGGACTTAATGAAAATATCATCATGGGCAAATATACCGAAGATGAGTATATAGCTTTTTATGAATCAGTGCTTGAGCCTGTGTCAATTAAACTGGCTCAAGAAATGACAGATAAGATTTTTACAAGACGAGAGCGAGGCTTTGGCAATGAAATTATCTTAGAAAGTAATAGATTAAACTTCATGTCTGTAGCATCTAAAATTAAGGTTTGTGAAACTCTTATTCCTACTGGCGGACTAACAATCAATGAAATTCGTGAAATCTTTGGTTATGCTGGTATTGAAGGCGGTGATGAACGCCTTATCAGTTTAAACTTTGTAAAAGCTAAAGACCAAAGTTTATATCAAACAGGTAATAATGATAATTCATTGAAAGGTGGTGAAGATAATGGGGAAAATGGAAATGAGAATGGCACTACTAGAGCCAGCTAATAATGATGATGAAAATAAGCAACTTGTAGAAGGATATGCAGCAGTTTTTAATCAAAGGGCATTAATATGGGAAAGCGAGTGGAGCGGTTGGAAGTATATGGAAGTAATAGACCGCAATGCCTTCGATGGTGCTGACATGAGCGATACTGTATTTAAGTACAATCATGGTGATATTGCTATGGTACTTGCTAGAGCAAGCAATAATACTCTTATTATGAATACCGATGATAAGGGCCTTAGAATTAGTGCAGATATTATTGATACCAATAATGGTACAGATGTGTATAAACTTATTAAACGTGGTGATTTAAACAAGATGAGTTTTGCTTTTACTGTAAAAAATGAGCGTTCAGAATCTGATAGGGAAAATAAGATTTATACACGTACAATAACCGCCTTTGATAAAATTTATGATGTGGCGGTTGTCGATTTTCCAGCGTATGATGGAACATCTATACAGGCACGAAGTAAAGAGTATTTTGTGAACCTAGAAAAAGATTTACAAGAAGAAAAAAGAAGAAAAAAATTATATTTAATGACTTATTTGTAATGCACGGTTAGACGTGCTTTTTTTATGCAAAGGAGAAAGAATATGAATAAACGATTAGAAGAAATTTTACAAAGAAAAGAAGAAATTCGCTCTTTGTTAGCTGATGAAACTAATAAAAATATTAATTTTGATGAAATTGAAAAAGAACTTCGAGAACTTGACGAAGAAGAAAAAGAAATTCGCAGACGTCAAACAATTATTGATGGTATGGGTACAATGATAACAAGAACTAATACAGCTAAACCAGTAAAAACCAATATCTATGATAGTGAAGAATATAGACAGGCATTTATGAATTATGTTTGTCGTGGTGAAAAAATTCCTCAAGAATTTAGAAGTGATGAAGTAACTGCTACAACAGATATCGGTGCATTGGTGCCACCTGTTACACTCAATAAAATTATCGAAAAACTTGAAGCATACGGTATGATTTTGCCACTTGTAACACGTACAGCTTATAAAACAGGTGTTGCAATTCCAGTTTCTAATGTAAAACCGGAAGCTACATGGGTAGCTGAAGGTGCTGGTAGTGATAAACAGAAAAAGACTTTATCTGGTACTATTACTTTTAGTCATTTCAAATTGCGTTGTGCTGTAGCTGTTACTTTAGAAACAGAAAATATGGCATATAGTGCCTTTGAAACAACACTTGTTAATAATGTAGTAGAAGCAATGGCAAAAGCATTAGAAAAAGCAATTATTTCTGGTACAGGTGTTGGACAACCAACAGGTATTCTAAAAGAAGATGCCAAAGGCACAAAAATAGAGGTAAGCAAAATTGACTATAAAACTTTAGTTAATGCTGAAGGTGAGCTTCCAATGGAATACGAAGCAGGTGCAGTTTGGTGTATGACTAAAAAAACATTTATGGCATTTATTGGCATGACAGATACAAACGGTCAACCTATTGCACGTGTTAACTATGGATTTGGCGGAAAAGCAGAACGTAGTTTATTAGGTAGAACTGTAGTGCTTACAAACTATTTAGAAAACTTCTCTGATACTTTAGAAGCAGGAAAAACATTTGCTTTTCTTTATAACTTTGCAGACTACACATTAAATACAAACTTCCAAGTCGGTATGAAGACATATGAAGATAACGATACAGACGATATTGTTCGTAAAAGTATTATAGTTTGTGATGGTAAACCTATTATCTATGATAGCCTTGTTAAATTGGTGAAAGCGGGAGAGTAATAGCCCCACACCTGCAATAGTAGGTAAGGCAATAGTGGGGCAAACAATACTAGGAAAAGAAAGTTAAATAAAAGTGAGGTAAATAATTATGTATACAAAAACTAATTGGGTAGATAATGAAACTCCAGTAAATGCTGAAAATATGAATAAAATTGAAACTGCACTTGAAACACATGAAAATGCAATTGAAGATAAATTAGATAAACCAGAAGTAGATGGTACTGAAAATCAAATTTTAGCTCGTGGAGCAGATGGAAAATTAATTTATATTGATAAACCAAGAGACGGAGAACAAGGTCCTCAAGGAGAAAAAGGTGATGTTGGACAGCAAGGTCCAAAAGGGGAAACAGGTGAGCAAGGAACAGCTGGAGCAAAAGGAGATACTGGTGCAAAGATAACAAGTATAGAACTTACTATTACTGGCGGAACTATTACAGGTACAGCTCATCTTGATGATGAAAGTACAGCTTCTATTACAGGTACTTATTCTGCTAGTTAAGGAGTAATTTAATATGGCTGTTACACTAAAACAAACAAAAGATTATTTGCGAATTGATGAAGATTTAACTGAAGATGATGAACTCATAGGAAGTTTAATCGAAGCTGCTACTGATTATTTAGAGCAGACTACCGGAAAAACGTATAGTGATAACAGCCAGCTTTTTGTCTTGGCTGTTAAAATGTTGGTAGCACACTGGTATGAAAATAGAAGTGTTTTTTCTACAAAAACCAATGTAAACAATCTACCACACTCTATAGAAGCTATAATTACGCATATTTCTCTGGCACAGTATTATAAACCGTTAGGAAGTGAAACATCATGATTAATATTGAAGAAATTGGTACATTAGATAAACGTGTAACAATTTTAAAATATGAAGATGTTGAAACACCGTATAATTTGACGCAGAAAAAATTAATGCCATTTTTGAAAGTATGGGCAAGAATTGAACCTCTTAGAGGTAGAGCTTATTATGAGCAATACAAAGAAAAAACCGAAGATTTAAGTAAAATAACTATTCGCTATCGAAAAAATATAGATAATTCTATGTTAGTTAAATATAGAAATAATCTATATGAAATAAAAAATGTCATAGATCCTTATGAATCGCATATAAAACTAGAATTAATGTGTAGCATAAAGAAATCAGGTGTTAGTGATGGGAATTAGTTTTGAAGAATTTATTGGTAGATTGCAGACGGTGCAAAAGAATTTTCCAGATGATGTTGAGACTGTTTTAAATCGTGGTGCTAATCGTATGATTAAGGCTTTAAAAACAAATAGTCCAGATAGTGGAAAGGATCATAAAGGAAAATTAAATAAAAGTTGGAAAAAGAAAATTGAAGGCTATGGCAAGGATATTCATGCTAATATTTATTCCACTGCACCACATTTTCATCTAGTTGATAGAGGACATAAAATAATGGATAAAAAGGGACATGAAAAAGGCTTTGTACAAGGAAAACATTTTTTGCAAAAAACCATAGATGAACAGCAAGATGATTTACAAGAATATATGTGGAAAGGTGTATATAAGCGGGTAAAAGATAAATTAGATGGCTGATGTAGTAAAACAGATAGATATCTTAAATCAAATTGGCAGAATGCTGAAAGCAGAATTTAAAAGCACGGTTTATAGTGATGAAATCTTAGAAGATTTCGCTAAACCGTGCTTTTTTATTAAATGTTTATGTACTAATATCCCACAGACAAAAAATATAACAAAGAAAAGATTGTCCATTATCGCAACGTATTTCCCACGAAATGCCGATAAAAATGAAATCCATTATGCTGATGTTATGGATAGGCTTCAGACACTTTTTCAAAGGGGAATACCTGTAAAAGAGCGATATCTGCACATAAATGAATTTCTAATTGACAGAGTGGGGGAAGAACAGGATATTATCCAGACGACAATAAGACTGGATTATTTGGAACGAATTATTAGACCACATAAACACCATGAAATCATGGAAGATATGCAATTAAAAATGAGAATAAACGAAGGAGAGAAAGCAATATGGCAAAGTTAGGAATGCCAAGTGTGATTATATCTTTTAAAGAAGCAGGCATTGCAGCAATTGAACGTAGTCAACGTGGCATTGTGTTTCTTATTTTAGAAGAAGAACAAGAAGTTATTGATAAATTAACTGTAAATACAAGTGCTATTTGTGGTAAGGCTATTACAGGACAAGCAATAACAGGAAATATAGAAAAACAGGAAATTATTGAAAATCCATTTGTTATTTATACGACAGATGATATTCCTAGCGAACTTAGTGAGAATAATAAGGATTATATTACTAAGTGCTTGCTTGGATATGTAACCGCACCGTACCGAGTTAAAGTTTATTTACAAGCTAAAGGTAAAACAGGAGCGGATAAATGGCAGGAATCTTTAAAGAAAATTGCAGCAGAACGCTGGGATTATCTGGCAATACCTACTATTGAAGAAGAACAGCTTGAAACTGTCGGTACATGGATTAAGACCAATAGGGAAAATAAATATAAAAAAGTAAAAGCTGTACTTCCTGGATATGATGGCGACTATGAAGGGATTATTAATTTTAGCAATAAAACTACCAAGACAGCAACAAAGACGTATACACCAGCAGAATATACAGCACGTATCGCAGGACTTATTGCCGGAACACCGATGACTATAAGTGCGACATATGCGCCACTTTCCGAGGTTATCGACTGTGATAAATACGACCTTGATGAAAACGATGAGAAAGTTAATAATGGTGAATTTTTTATTTGGTATGATGGCACAAAATATAAAATGAGTCGTGCAGTAAATAGTCTTGTTACTACAACGCAAGGAAAACAAGAAGGCTATCAAACAATTAAAATCGTAGACATTATGGATATGATTTATGATGATATTAGAACTACAGCACAGGATAGCTATATAGGTAAATATGCAAATACTTATGATAATAAATGTTTACTTATTACTGCAATAACTGGATATCTTAAAGAACTTGAAGGTGAAGGTCTTTTACAAGCTAATTATTCTACGGTAGAACTAGATACGGAAGCAATAAAAAATTATCAGCTGCAAAACGGTCTATATACCAAAGATGAACTTGCAGATATGAGTGATGATGAAATTAACCAGCTAGATACAAAGAAAAAAGTATTTTTAAAAGGCAAAATTAAGATAATTGACGCTATGGAAGATATTGAATTGCCATTTGATATTTAAGAAAGGAGCTTTATTTTATGGATAAATTTAACGCACAGCAAGTAATGAGCGGTACGCAAGGTGAAATCTGGATAGATGGAAAATACATGGCGGAAGTAACTGCTTTTAATGCGGAAGTAAAGCTTGTAAAAGAAGAAGTAAACCAAGTTAAAACAATGTTTAAGCAGTATAAAATCACAGGTTGTGAAGGCACTGGTAACGTAAAGATGAACCATGTATCTTCTTATTTTATAAATTTAATGGCGGATAATATTCGCAATGCTCGTCAAACAGTCGTTACAATCAGGGTTAAGTTAGACGACCCAGACGCAGTGGGCCGTGAAGAAGTAATTATAAGAGACGCTACTTTCGATAAACTCACATTAATGGATTGGGAAGCTAAAAAATTAACCGAAGATGATTACGATTTTACCTTCACTGATTTTGAAGTACCAGTTACAGCAGACGCTTAAGGAGAGGATATAAATGAATTTAGTAGATGCTTTATTAAATGCCGATACAAATGCTATTTTGGCAGAAAAAACAAAAGAATATGAAGTGGAAAGATTAAGTAAAGCTTTAGGAGAAAAGTTTGTACTTGTATTAAAGTCTATTCCTGCTAAAAGATACAGTGAAATTCAAAATATAGCTGTTAATATAAAAAGTAAGAAAAAAAGCATAGACCTTTATAAATTAAGAATGCTTACCTTAAATGAAGGTATAAAGGAACCAAATTTAGCAGATGAAAAAATAATGAAAAAATTTGGAGCAAAAACACCGTTTGAAGTATATGAAAAATTATTTTTAACAGGTGAAATAACCGATATATCGGAGGAAATAAGCGTTTTATCTGGTTACGATGAAAAAGAAAAAGAAGAAGATATTGATGAAATAAAAAACTTATAAAAACCGATGGTCAGGTACAGATAATGTATTGGCTTTTTAAAAAGCATCATATGCGACCATTGGATTTTTTTAATATGAATATCGGTGAAAAAACTGTAATAGAAGCTTTTGTATTACAAGAAATTGATGATATAAAAGAAGAAAATAGAAGAATGAAAGGAGGTTAAAAATGGCTTCTGTAATTGATGTAGTATTAAATTTGGTGGATAGGGTTACCAATCCATTAAGAACAGTACAAAGAGAAATGGAAAGAACTGCTAACATGAACCGTCGATTAGGTAGAGATATCGAGAGAATTGGATCTGGTTTTAGTAGTGTAGGTGAAAGCATGCTACCTATTGCAGCAGGAATTACAGCAATCGGAGTTGCTGGCGGTCGTGCGTTTATTGACTTCGATAGTATTATCACAGGAGCAGCTGCAAAAGCTGGAGCCACCGCAGATGAAATGGAAATGATGAGGCAAAAAGCCAGTCAGTTTGGTGCAGATTTTCCAATAAGTGCTACTCAAGCGGCAGAGGGTATGGATAGATTAGCGGCGGCAGGATACGATGCTAATCAGGTTATTGGTGTTATGCCGTCTGTAATAACGGCAGCAGTAGCCAGTGGCGAGGATTTAGCCACAACCTCCGATGTTGTTAGTAATGCCCTTAATATTTGGAATTTAAAACAGGGTGATATCGAACAAAATGCTATGAGGGTTGCAGACGTTGTACAGATGGCAGCTAATAAATCTAGTCTGGGAATGGCAGATTTTGGATTAGCTATGCAGTATGCAGGAGCCCCAGCAGCAACTTTAAATGTAAGTATAGAACAATTAGCTACTGCAATGGCAATAATGAAAAATAACGGGATAGAAGCAAGTACAATTGGTACTTCACTCCGCTCTGTTTTTTCTAGACTTTCTGAACCACCTAAACCAGCCGCAGAAGCTATAGAGGCTCTTGGATTACAAGTAAAAGATGCAACGGGTAATTTTCTTGGATTACAACCAATAGTAGAACAGTTGCGAGGAAAAATATTAAACCTTTCTAATACGGAACAGGTTGCTTATGCTAAAGCATTAGCGGGTGAAGAAGCATATAGTGGACTTTTAGCACTTGTTAAGACAGCCCCAGAAGATTATCAGGCACTTCAAGACGCTATGGATAGTGCTACGGGTAGTAGTCAAGCCCAATTTGAGGTGATGAAGGGAACGCTTAAAAATAGTATTGATGGTATGTTGGGAAGCTTAGAAAGCTTGGCCATAAACTTCGGCACTGTTTTGACACCACAAATAAAAATGATAACCGATAGTATAGGTAATTTTGCGGATATGATAAATAAGTTATCCCCAGAAACTAAATTATTAATTGGTAATGTCTTGATGGGAACAGTAGCTTTTACTGGTTTTATGTTAGGAATGGGTAAAGCTATAAGTATTGGCGGTGGTCTTGTAAAACTTTATGGTGATATTGGCAGAGCTGCAATGGGTGGAAGTATACAAAATAAAGCCCTTCAATTTGCTGTTACACATGTAGTAAGTTCGTTCAATACATTAAAAACAGCTTTTGTTGCTGTTAGGTCGGCAATGACACTTGAAACAGTAGCTATTGCAACAGCTAGTGGTCTTAGTAAAATTACCAGTGTTATAAAAACATTAGTAACGGCATCTAGGGCATTTATTTTTTCACCACTTGGCATTGCTTTAATGGCTATAGCAGGAATTGCTTTTCTTATTTATCAAAATTGGGAAACTGTAGGGCCGTTTTTAATTGGATTGTGGAATCAGATTAAGACTGCACTTTTAGAAGCATGGACACAAATTCAGCCTGCGGTAACTACGCTCATGGTTTCTTTTGTAAGACTTAGGGAAGTTATATCAAATGCTATAAATACTGTGTTATTAGCACTTCAACCTGCGTTTAATGCTATAAGCCAATTAATAAATACAGTCATATCTCTTGGCGGTTCTGTTAGTGGTATGCTCATGCCTATACTTCAGGCTTTGGCTGTATTTTTAGGGAGTGTATTTATATCTGGTTTAGTGGTAGTTGCTAATGTGATAACAAATAGTATCATTATGGCAATTAATGTTGCTACTGCTGTTATAACTGGTTTTTTAGGTGTATTGAATGGAGTAATAACATTTCTTACTGGTGTTTTTACGGGAAATTGGGAAATGGCATGGCAAGGAATTGTTAAAATTTTTGATAGTGTATTTTCTGCTATTAAAGGTATTGCAGATGGAATATTAGGCGGTGTAAAGGAAACTATAAATGGTATTATTAAAAGCATAAATTCTATTCAGTTTACTGTGCCAGATATTGTACCAGGTATAGGTGGCAAAACTTTTGAAGGATTAAATATTCCACTATTCGCAAATGGCGTTGAAAATTTTGCTGGTGGTCCTGCAATTATTCATGATAAAGGTGCGGAAATTGTGGATTTACCAAGTGGAACACGTGTCATTCCGCATGATAAATCTATTCAGACAGCGTATGCACAGGGACGACAAGACAATCAAAGTAACAGTAATAATTTTAATTTCAGTATTAATATTTATGGTGCAAATATGAAATCAGATGCCGACATGGACGAGCTAGCGGATAAATTAATGCAGAGAATTTATTATCAAATGCAAAAGAGAAGTATAAACATGAATGAGGGGGCGGTGTAATGGCTTCAATTTTGTCGTTTTTAAATCAGGCAGTAGATAGCATTATAAGTTCAGGCTCTGGCTTAAATACGGGTTGTAAGTTGGTTTTAAGCTGTGCTGGAGAAAGTGTAACTTTTCCCGTATCACCACCTTCTTTTAAAGTAAGCAATGCTTACAATAATAGCACTATAAATGTAAATTCTTTAGGTGATATAAATATGCTAGGAAAACGTGGATTAACTACAATTAAATTTTCTAGTTTTTTTCCAGCACAGGCTTATGATGATATTGTAAATACTACACCTGATAGTCCATATAGTTATGTTGAAAAAATAAACTCTTTTGCACAAAAAGGACAGCCTTGTAAATTAGCTATATCTAATACAAATATAAATCTTAATGTGAGTATCGATACCTTTGACTATAATGAAAAAGATGGTACTAGTGATGTTTATTTTTCCATTTCTTTAAGAGAATATCGATATGTATTACCAAATTCTAATAAATTAAATAATACAACAGGGCTTGCAAGTAGAGTAGCAGAGGAACGAAAAGAAAAAGTAATTAACTGGTATCCTGGTATGGATTTAATGGACGTAGCAGCACAGAGTGTGGGGCAGTTTTTCCCGATTGAGGAACAAGACGCAAAGCAGTTATCTGTATTTAGGACGTTGGCAAAAACGAAGAATTTGAATGTCGGCACTATACTTCATGCAACAAAACAGTCTATAAAAGTTTCTAATGATACGATTATAAATTTTTAGGGTGATAGTATGCTTATATGTAAATATACAGATCCGCCGCTTACACAAAAAGAACAAGAAGAATTACAGCAAAAGAAAAATAACAATGAAGCATACGCTGAACCATTATCTGATTTTGATATTACAAATTTTGTAACGAAATGGACATGGAGCGGTGATAGTGAACAATCAGCAAGAAAACTGGAATTTGAGATTGTTTATAATACCGTAGATAAAGACAGTGCCTTTACCGCCTTGAATTTAAAAGTAGGCGGTTTTATTTATTTATCTTACGCTGAAACGGAAGAATCAGAACCTGTTGAAATCTTTGAGGGTAGGATTTTTTACAGAAAAAGAAATTCTAATACATTTACTTTTTCTTTTACCTGTTATGATGATATGGTCTATTTAGCAAAGTCGAAGGTACAAATGCTATTTGATGGAATTACCGTAACAGATGCTATAAAGCAGGTGTGTGCAGAAATAGGCATAAACACAGCGGTGGATATTCCGCAGATTAATACTGTGGTCAGTTTTATTGCTGATGGTAAATCTTGCACTGAAGTTTTTAAAATGTTATTTGAGTATACCAAAGCTGATACAACAAATAATCCGAACGGTGAAGATTATACGGTAATTTGTTTAAACGGAAATGTAACGGTCATTAAAAAAGGTGAGCTAATTGAAAATTATATAGCTACTGATTTAACTGATATTGATAACTCGGAACACTCCGAAAGTATTGAAAGCATGGTAAATCGTATAAAATCTGTTGATGATAATGGTAATATTTGCCAAGTTTTCACGAACAATGATGATGTTACGCATTATGGCATGATACAAGATATCTATAAAATGCAACCACCTAAAGAGGGTGAAACAATAGATAACGTAAAAATGGCAAAATCACGACTTAAACGGTTGCAGGACGAAAGTTCTATTAAAGTGATTGGCAATATACAGTGTATTACCGGATACACGATTGAAGTGCAGGAAGAGCAACTCAAAGGCAAATTTTTTATAAAAAGTGATACGCATAATTTTAGTGGTAATGTGCATACAATGGATTTAACTTTGGAGTATATACCAGATAATCCCCAAATACCAGAAATTGAACAGCAAGATATCGCTGTACCAGTATTTAAGAGTAGTAAACGTAAAAAAACTACTGGTGGCGGTAATGGAAGTTTAAAAGTAGATAGAGGACTTAGTACAGGTTTTGATGCTTGGGGAGGGACTACCATGAATAACGGTAAAAATGGTTGTGCTGAAGCTGTTGGAAAAATGGGTAGTTATTATAGTCCGTTTTTAGCAGAGCAGTGTAATAATGGTGTTGTTGGTGTGCCTTCTATGGTAGCAAATGCAGATAGTGCTGGGCTTTTGGAAAATTTTTCTATAGGTAATTTAGAAAAAGGTGATGTTATTGTTTATGGCAATGATGACCATGTGGTAATTTATGATGGTAATGGCGGATATTATGGAAATAGTAGTAGTAAAAATGTTGTACTTCATGGGAAAAATTACAATAGTCTTGGAACACCAACTAAAATAATAAAAGCAAGCAAAGGATGATTAAATGAAAAAAACGGAAGATCCGTATAAAGCAATGTTAACGCTTTTTCGTAATGTTGGCGGTAGAGCGGGACTACAATCCACTGTACAAATTGGCACTATTGTAAGTCCACCACCGGAAATAAAAGTGCAATGGAATGGTATGCTACTTGATAAAAAGTGGTTTTATATAGATGATTACTGGTTACAGGGGCATACAAGGCAGATACGAGGACATATAATATCTGCTACTCAAAATCGTGGTGGCGGTAGTGGTGATAGTGCCTATGAAAGCCACAATCATGATATTAATAATGATTATACAGCTTCTATTATTTATACTGATACATGGCAAATCGGCGATAAAGTTTTAATGATACCGATTATGGGAGATGATAATAAAACAGTGAAACAGTTTTGGATATTAAGTAAAGGTAAAAGATTGGACGGTAATTGATATGGCTAATCCTTTTATGATAGGAAATACCGTAAATACTGAACAGTACAATACGCAAAAAGAATTTAAAGAATATGCATGGGATTTTAATAGAAATTCTTTTATTTATAATGATGATGGTTCTATGAAAATAGTTACACGAAATGAAGCAATAAAAGTATGGGTATATAAAGTATTGCAGACGGAACGATTTCGATATGGTGCATATTATGATGATTATGGTTTAGATTTAGAAAGATTTGTAGGGAAGGTAGCTAATGATGAGATAAATGCTAATGAATTATATAATGCTGTTAAAGAAACATTGCTTGTAAATCCGTATATTTTAGCGGTTAATAATATATCTGTCGAACAAGTAAATAAAAAGATAATTTTAAATCTAGAGATTACCACTGTATATGGTAAATCTACGCAGAAAATCGAGGTGTAATATATATATGTTTGAAATGGAAACAAGAAAAAATATCTTGGATAGATTAAAGCAATATTATACCGAAATAGCAGGCGATAAAGTAAATATTATTGAAGGAAGTTTTGCATGGGATACGCTGTCTGCCAACTCTAAAGAATTTGAAAAAGCATATGCTGAAATGGCATTGATAATTGAAGCATCATTTCCGCAAACAAGTTGGGGTAACTGGCTCACAAAAAAAGCTGAAGAACATGGTATTATACGACAAGAAGCCACGAGTTCTAGTGTTATTTTAACTATAACGGGACAGGCAGGAGTAGCAGTATCAGAAGGTGCATTATTTAGTACCAATGATGGAAAAAATTTTATTACAGTAGAAACTAAAAAAATAGAATCTACAGGAACAGTAGATATAAAGGCACAATCTCAAGATGTAGGTACTTCTTGTAATGTAGATGCCGAGACAATAATAAAAATTCCTATGAGTATTTATGGTGTATCTAGTGTTATAAATAAATCAGCAGCTTATGATGGCTTTGATGAAGAAACAGATGAAGAACTTTTAGAAAGATTGCTTTTTAAAGTACAAAAACCAGCAACAAGCGGTAATCCATATCATTATGTGCAATGGGCGACGGAAGTTACAGGAGTCGGTGGAGTAAAGGTAATAAGGCTTTGGAATGGTCCTGGAACTGTTAAAGTTATAATAACAGATGCTAATAATGGTATTGCAAGTGAAGATTTAATAGAAAAAGTTAAAAATCATATTGAAGAGCAAAGACCAATTGGTGCAACTGTTACGGTTGTAAGTTTAGAGCCAGTTAAAATAAATATAGAATTAAAGGTTACAAGTGGTACAGCAAGTATAGAGGGCATAAAAAATGCTGTTAATGATTATTTTAAGAAAAATATTTTTAACGCCACATATGTATCTTATGCAGTGATTGGTGGTATTATCCTTAACAATTCTGCAACTACAGGTGTTTTAGATTATACAGATTTAAAAATAAATAGTAATACAGAAAACATTCCTCTAACTGATGAGCAGATGCCAACGGTAAATGAGGTGAAGATAATTGAATGATATATGGCTTAGGCAAAATAAGGTAAGTATTTTGAAATATTTACCTTATTTTTTATCTAAAGATTATAGATTTAAAACTACAAATAATGCTTGTGATGTAGAACATGAGAATATAAAACAATATATTAAAGATTGTTTTAATCAGCTTTTTGTCGAAAGCGCAACATGGGGCTTAGATTTATGGGAACAGTTTTTGGGGCTTCCCATAGATAAAAATAATGATTATAAAACACGACGAGCAAAAATATTAAGTCGTATGAATAATCGGCAAACCGTAACACTAGAGTTTGTAAATTATCTTATAAATCTATTTGTTGCCGATAAAACAGGTTATGCGGTAGATTATCCAGAGAAATACTTATTAGAAATTATGCTTCCAGACAATCGAGTTACGGATTTTAAAGCTTTAGAAGATATTTTAGGTATTTATATTCCAGCTCATATAGGCTGGAAATATATTAGTTATGTACAGCCGGGAACTGGTGAAGAAACAGAAATTGATGGTACAAAAACTACTGCTAATCCAATTTATATTGGCGGTGCTATGACGAGTTATTTTTATACGGAAATACCAGCAGATACTACCTATGAAATATCCGATATGGAAGTGGCGCAGTGTAACGTTATTGGTGTAATTAAAACAGCAGATATTATTAATATTCCGGCAGATTATACGATTTAAAAAGGAGTGACTTATATGAGTGAAGAACAAAATACAGGGCAATTTTCTAAAGTGATAGTTACTACAGTAGGTAAAGAAATGATTGCTAAAAGCCAGAATGGGCAGACTTTAACTTTTACTAGAGTAGCTCTTGGTGATGGTTTAATTGCTAATGAAGATGATCCTATTAATTTTATAAAAATTAAAAATGAAAGATTGAGCGCACCTATTGCTAAATATACAGATAGAGGTAATGGGCAATTTGAGCTTCAATTTAGGGTATCTAACAAAGAAGTTGAAACAGGTTTTTGGCATCGTGAAATTGGGGTTATGGCAAAAATAGACGAAGGACCTGAACAATTATATGCTTATACAACAGCAGGAAATAAAGCAAGTTTTTTGTATGATAAAACTACACCAATAGAAGAAAGAATTGTAAATATTGCTTTTGTAATAGGTAATGCACAAAATGTGCAGGTAATCGTAAATTCCAGCATTATATATGTAACGTTAGAAGATATGGAAGAAGCCCTTGATACACATAATTCTAATATAGATAGCCATGAAGAAGCATTTACTAAACATAATGATGACGAAACTGCTCATGAAAATTTAGTTAATATGCTAAAAGAGATTATAGAAAATAGCGGTATAAATATCTTAAAACGTAAAAAATCCTATAATGTAGGAGATATTGCCTACAGTACTAAAATAACTAGCACAACACATCTTGCTAGTAAGCTTTATTTAGAATGTATTCAGGCAGGTACAACGGGGACAGAAGAACCAACACTTACAAATATAGGTCTAAATGATGAAATTACTGATGGTGCAGCTAAATTTAAAGTTTATGATGTAGGCTTGCAAAGTTTACCAGTAGGCAGTATTTATCAATCTACAATAGCTACAGGTCCAGAAGAATTATTTGGCGGTACTTGGGAAGCAATGCCTGCTGGTCGTGTACTTTTGGCACAAGGTAATGTAGAAACAGAAAATTATACACATAATTTTGTAGCAGGTGAGACAGGTGGAGAGTTTGTGCATCAACTCACTGTAGGGGAATTACCTGCTCATAGCCATAATGCAACTACAAATACAACTGGCAATCATACACACCCAATACCA